TTAATTCATAACAAAGTTCGTTATGATAACTTCTTTGAACTCCACACAATTATCGGGGGTTGCAGGGAGTAGATTTTGCCTGCTCACACACTCAATGTTGTAATCTTTATACAGATTTCTGATAAAATCACAATCATTGTAAGACAAGATAAAACGCCCTTTAATCCCCTTTAAAACGGCATTTAAACGGATATGGTCATCTTTATTAAACTTAGTATAGTTGCGGTTATAGTAGCGTTCCGATGCTACATATGGCGGATCTACATAAAACAGAGCAGAATCACGGTCATATGTTTTAATAAGGTCTTCAAAATCCCTGTTTTCGATGATTACGCTTTTTAACCGTTCTTTGTACTTTGGAAGTTCGGAAACAATATTATCAATCGTTTTAGGAGCTGTGGCGAATGAGTTTCTATTGCTACCAAAACTGCATTTGATTAAATAAAGATATCTTGCCGCCCTCTGTAAGTCCGTAAGTTCAACTTGTTGCTCAATCTCATAGCGATATTGCGAAAACAACTCACGAGATTGTAACCAGTCAACTTCTTTTTGAAGTGCTGAACAGTTGTTTTTTATTTGCTTATAAAGGTTAATCAGGTCACCGTCAATATCGTTAAATACCTCCATTTGACCTTTGATTTTATCCTTACCGAATAAGACCCAGCCTGCACCGCCACACACCTCTATGTAGCGGTTACAGTCACTGGGAATAAGTGAAATAATCTGATTTTTAAGGTGACTTTTGCCACCAATCCAGCCGATAAAGCTACGCATTTTTACCTCCATAATAACTTTTTAGGGGCGTTATTATGGATATGTAAGATTAACCTAACGCTTTCTTTGCATTTGCAATTTTTTTGTCTTTAGACCAATTGCAATCATTTATGAGATGATAAATTGCATTGATTGTCTTTTCTCCGACAATGCCGTCAACTGTAATTTTAGCTGCTTTCTGTGCTTCTTTGACGGCTTTAAGCGTGCCACTGCCAAAACCAGCCGAATTATCAACTTTAGTCTTGATAATTTTCATGTTGTATAATGTAATCAGCTGCTTTTTAAAAGCAAGCGTTGCAAGATTTTTTGATCCCATTTTAATCATTTCTTCTTCCCCCTGATTTGAGTTATTTGCAGAAACATAATCCGGTCTGCATACATAGCTGATACAGCTTGCCCATCTTTTTTGACGGAGCACAGCACCGTTGCCACCGCCTGTGTTACCTTCAATAGTCGTGTAAGAGCCATCCGAATTAACACTCTCAATAATGCCTACATGGTCAACGGCATACGCACCGGGAACAATTGTGCTTGCCTCATTGCTCCAGTGAAAAAGAACAATATCGCCAGCTTTATAGCCGCTCCGTACGATTTTACCTTTGTTATAAAAAGTCTGTGCAAGAACACCACAACCGGCAGTTTTAACGCCGAGCATATCATCTGCATTTGCCTGTTTAAACAACCACCAAATAAAGGCAGCACACCAGTCATAGCAACTGCCCGATACTTCCGCTCCGTAAAACGCTGTATTATATTTACAGCGTTTTACATTTGTTGCCTTTGTGCCAACTTCGGCACGGGCAATTTTAAGAATTTTATCTACCGTTGTTTTACTCATTTTATCCTCCTGTTTTCAATAATATAACACCTGAAAGAAAAATACCTATACATATAATCCATATCATAGGCACTTAACAATCATTACGGTTGGCATCAACCATGCCTTCGCCGATGATATATGCTATCATCGTACCTGCGGACATAATAATTGATGTAACCTGTGCAGTTTCGGTTTCTGTTACTCCAAATCCCATAAGGAGTGCTGTAACAAAACCGATTACCGCTGCCCAAAATTTCCTGCTTGTAAGTTTCTGCTTCCAGTTGATTTTCTTCATTATGTTTCCTCGCTTTCTTCTATCATCGGCTCATCAACGGTTGGGTTGTCGCCCCACACCGCCATGACAGCGTTATAGTATTCATCCGACAGCACCGTTTTGAGCTGTTCTCTGCCCGATTTGCTGTTCATATATGCATTGCGGATGTTTCCGCCAACCTGCATTTCTTCACCGTTAAAGGTCAAAAACTGTTGTCTAAGTACCGACACGCTGTCCTTCGTGAGCATATCGAGTGTGATTTTTTCTTTAAGTTCCATTTTTTCATACCTCCGTTATTTTTATATTTTGTAAATCAAAGAAAAGTTTACCTGCTCATCAGCGACGAAATTATAAGCCTGTTTATTGAGCGGAGTAAACTGCAGCCAAGCTGATTTACTTGCACTTCCTCTGAACATTCCGCCGTTTTTGCTTATGCCGATATCATGAACAATCACATCCGATTTGTTTGAGAAAGGCATATTGAGCAAAGATATTGAAGATGTTCCGCCTAAAGATGTTGCGTTCATAATGACGGTGACATTGACAATAACGATATCGCCAATTTTTTCATAAAGGCAAGTTGCAGATTTTATTTTATCAATCTGAGTAGAGTACGGAGTAAGAGTAGCTGTACCAAGTTCGATATTTGACGAATCGTATTTAGTTGCCAAGGCGGTTTTATCTGCTTTCACAAGCAGAGCGTTGTAAACTGCTCCACTTGTGAGATAGCATGGGCTATTATTTTTGGGTTCACTGTCAAACGGCATTGAATTGAGCTTTTGGGCAAGTTTCTCATTTGTTCTTTCTCGTGTATATGCGTCCGTAATTCCGTAGCCTGCAAGCGTTGTTGCCTTATTTGCCTTGTTATTTATAATAGCTGTAAGAACTTTGTTCTGTACAGGATTAACGCTCTTAGCATCCAGTGCAGTATCGGTAAGCACAGCTCCACTCTCGGTCAGAGCAATGACACGGGACAATATGTCTAATAATTCGGGATAATAGTCAGAGGTAGTAATATCACCGTCATAATCGCTGTGAGTGTTTATTACAAACGGCTGTGTAGAGTAGGTACGAGTACCGTCTGTAAGCACAATTTTAGCAACCGTTCTGCCGGCGGATGAAAGCATAGCCTTATCTGTAGTTACAGTAACAATATTTTTTGCTACTGTAGCATTTACAGCAAAATAGTTATTATTGTTTTTTCCCTTGCATACAGCTTTTGCACCAGTTGCATCGTAAGCCTCGCCGTCAGCAGTAAGAGTTATTAATATCTTTCTGCCAATGTCATATTGCCCTGCTGAGATTACTACGGGAGTTGCCTGACAATTTAAATCAAGCGTAATTTTAGCAACATAATCATTCATCGGTACGCTCCTTTTCCGCTGTTACAGTTGTAACCTCGTTTGCGAGTTCAGCAATTACTTGCGATTTGATATCTACAAGCACTGATGACATTATGCCGTCAATAAGACTGGCTGGAAAGCCGTATTTACTTACAATTGCATTAACAGCGGCAATAAGTTCTGAACGAGCTGATTGTAATGCTAATGGACTAAGTTTCGTCTGCATTTTTATCCTCCTTTGAGTGAATTTCTTCAGACCGTTCTGCCGGTCTTGATTTATCCGTTTCGGCAATTTCCTTCGTATTGATTATGTAATCCATTTTAATTACCTCCTAAGCAGTTAACGATTGAAGAATGCCATTTTTGAAGGTCATTTTAAACTCTTTCCAAGTTGCTGCTGTACCATTGCTGTTAAATGATGTTACATAATAACCCGAAAAAGTGTCTGTAATAGAGCCGCCTTTAAAGCCCCAATCATTCAAAATAGCGTTGTGTAAATAATGATTCCGCAAGTTAAGGTCACAACCTGTGTGTAACTGATTGGCTTCAAGCGAACCGATTTTTTGAGCGGCATATGTAAAAATAAGAGTGTATGAAGAATCAGTTGATTTCATACGATAACACCAATCCATAAATGCCGAACCGTTTTCAAGGTTAAACGAAAGGTCACGCTTTGAAGTATCAGAAGCATAACAACCGGTACCTATGTAACCTACCTTAGTGCCTTTGTAGTAAAAATTTTGACCTACCGAATTTAACGACATTAGCTTTTTGCCGTTATTATCAAAAATATCATGTCCTGTTGATGACAAGCTCATCAGCTTTGTGTTCTGGGAATTGTACACATTTAGCTGTGAATTTTCAAATTTTATGTAATTTGAAATTTTGTTCCAAGCAATTTTGATGTCATCGGCAGATTGTTGGAGAAGAGTACCCCACCTGTCCGAACCGACAACCTTGTTGACTTCAAAAAATAATCCCTCGGCGGTTTGTGTAATCACCGAGCTGTTGAGCGAACTTGCCCACGAATCGGACACATGAAGAACGGTTGTGTCTAAGTCCTGTTTAATCTCATTTACCTTGTTATGGTCGTGCAAAGTTTGTGCGTCAAGAGCGGTAACCTTGTTTTGCAAGGTCTGCAACTTCCCTGTTATCTTGGCTGGCACGGTTGATAAAGTAACCGTGTTAAGTGTTGCATCGGCGGGGTATTCTTTAATCTCTACAATGCGGTAGTTAATCCTTGTCTTGCGTTTACGGTCAATCAGAGTAACCACATCATATAAATCAAAGGCAAGCACATCACCGTATGTGTCAGGCAACGTTTTTGCAAGGTCAATCACCTTAGCTGTATATGATTGCTCAGGTACAGCAAGCACAGCAAGTTTTGCGTTGGCATCGTCAAGCAAAGTTTGCTTGTTTGTGTAACGCTCATCACGCCATATAGCTGATATGACCTTGTCGGTATAGCTATGATTTTCAATGTAATTTTTGCCATTGTTTAGGCTGGCTATACTTAAATTATCTTTACCGTATGGATAAAGTCTTGTAACCAAACTTGTGGTACTGCCTTTGTAAGTCATATCGCTCAAATTAAGCTCATCGGTAAAGTAAGTGCCTGTCGGCTCGGTGTTGTTGTACGGCTTGATGCAGTAAATAACCTTGTTAATTGTGTCAAAACGATAGCGAGTGTTATACGCCGTCGAGTTTTGGCAATAATCGAGGATGTCAAGCGTGGTTACATCAGTCAGCTCAAGGGTGCGGCGAGCGGCTACGAGGTCGGCATCAACAACAGTCCAACCTGTGCCTTTTAAAATCTCCGAGCATACGCTTGCAAAGCTTACGGTGCTTTTGTTATAAGTGGGGTAAACATTATAATTAAGTCCCGTGAGGTCAAGCTCACAGGTTATCGTGCTTACTGTTTTACGCTCGTTAATGCCGTTGATAAGATAACGCTGTCCGTCATATTCGACCGTACCATACAAAACAAAATACCTATATAATTCGTGGTCAGGTGAGATATCAAACTGCAAAGTCATCAAACCGTCCTCTGAACGAGTACGAAAAAAGGTATTATCAATGTCACGATACACCTTAATATCATCACCGTAAAATACCTTTAAAAACATCTTAAACACCTCCTAAACTAAATGTAAATTGGCGTGTAAGACACCGTTATGCTGACATCAGATGCAGACGATGTTATCTGATTTTTGCCCGGTTGCAGAACAGGGAAATCAATCAAATCACTGTCGCCAAACTTATTTTTGCCGTCTGCAGTAATTAATCCTGACACGCTGTCAATAACAATTTTTGTGCCGACTGTTATATTTTTGATAGTAACTCCCTGCAAAATTACCTCAGATTTTGTATTAGCATACACAGCTGTAATTATGGGTAGTGTAGCCGTGTTTGACTTGCAAATCATATAGCTGTTTGCTTTTATAATCTCACTGATAGGCTTTGCGTGACGAACAGCATTAAATGTATATGTAACATCATGCTCACCACTGCTATCAAAAGTTGCGGCGGCAATGCTGTTGACTATTGCCGTGTATATAAATCCATCAGGAAGAGCAATTTCAACTACTTTGCCAACAAGCAAGCCCTCAAATGCAGTTATATTTTCGGTTGCTATTGCAAGGCGGTCTGATACCGTCAAACCTTTTGCATTGTCACCAAAATAGTGAGGGTAAAAAGTCAAGGTCAAAGACAAAGTCCTTGTGCCGGGGACAGCCGAAAACAAGGTTGGTGCAATCAAGATACTACGAGAGGCAGATAGGTTATTTGTAACGGTTGTACCGCTGACCGAATAGCTTTGTAAACGGGCATTATATGCCGAAACATCAACGCCGTTTATTGTCATTTCGTTAAGCATTTTATCTGTCCTCCCATGCAAGTTCTTCAGAAACATACGGCGTGAGTGCCACAGCTGTTTCTCGACCGTCAATATTAATTGAGGTGTGAATATCGCCTTTAAGGCTGTACTTACGCTCGTTATCCTCGCTCATCAGCTCGACATTGTGGTTGACATCAGCCGTGAATTTGGATCTGAGCATAGCCTGTCCTGCAGACACAGCCGACCTCATCTTGCTGACTAAACCGTCAGCTGAAACACCTGCCTGCATACGCTCGGTAAATGTGGATGCCACCGTGTCAGCCTGCTTATAAAGTTTTGGAGCTTCGGCATCAAGTCCGTTTTCACCGCCTTCAAGTGTGTAGCCGAAAATCTTTTTAAACACTTTTGAGGGGGAGTGTTCATCAAACATTTTCTTGAAAATATTGATAACACTGCCTGAAATTTCTGAGGCCTTAGAATAAAGCGAATCCTGTTTTTCTGATAAACCAGTTTCCGCTCCTTCCATAGCATCTATAAAGCTTTGTTTAGTGTCTTCATCAAGGTTATCAAACGCTCCTAAAAATGCAGAATTTATTCCTTTAGCTTTTGTATCTGTTTCTCCGGTATATTGTTCATACAAACCCATTAAAGATAGAAATGCAACCAACTGATCTTGGTATTTTTCATCAGATAAAGCCTTGCCTTGTTTGTTTCTTATTTCACCGAGTTCTTTGCTGTACCTTGCATTTTCTTCTTCTTCGGCTTTTTCTTTGATTCTAAGTGCAGTGCCTGCCATAAGAGATTTTTGAGTATCAGTTAAATTTTTGTTGCTTATTTTATAAAGTTCAGTATTATAATTACTTGCTATATCAATAAGTTTTTGTTTATGCGTTTGCTCGGCATCACTTTCATCTTGATTTAATTCTTTTAAATCTTTAGTTGTACTTTTCAACGCTTCTGCACGATTATAATAACCGTCTTTAATAATTTTAAGAGTATCCCCAGCCTCTTTATTAGCTGCACTAACAGCTTGCTGATAGCTTGCTTCTGCGGCTTTAACATCAGCATCATGTTCTTTCTGCGAATAATCACTATCCGTTTTCAACCTCAAATCAAGCAAGGCTACTTCTTCGGTATATTGCTCGTATGCTTTATCAATTACTGTTGTACGAGTTTCTTCGGCAGAGTTGGTAAGTTTTTGTGCTCTTTGAGTATATTCTTCAAGCGATAAATCAGATGCTTCATTTAGAGCTTTAGCCTGAGTTGTAACAACCCCTTGCTTTGCTTCTTCAATAGCAAGTTCTTGATCCGCAAGTTCGTGCATTTTGGCGAAAAGGTCTTCAAGTCTTTGAATTTCACCGCCGGTTAATTCTTTTCGATTTTCCGAGGCAGTTTTACAAATCTCTGTAATTTCGGATTGAACATTGTCCATATTTTCGGACAACTTTTGTTTTTCATCATCGGAAATAATGATGCTTTCATTGAAGTTATCAAAGATACTGCCTGAACCTTCAATCTTACTCATAAAATCGCCAAACTTTGAACCTATATCCTCATATGACGAACCAAGATTGTCGTTTGCCGACTGTAAATTAGTCTCCGCACTTGCAAGATCGTCCGTTGATTGAGTTGCATCACCGTTAGCGGCAGAAAACGCAATAATGCCTGCTGTCAAAGCTGTAATACCTGTCAAGATAAGCACGGCAGGATTAAGTGACATTGCCATATTCCACGCATATTGTGCAGCTGTTGCGAGGGTGATTTCACCTGTTAATGCACCGACTGCTATTTGTTTAAGCGTTATAGTGCCAAGTGATGCAGCTTCGGCAAGGCTCTCCGCTGTTACAGATGCGGCATGTGATTTAACGAGAGCTGTGATAGACGAGATGATTTTCCAAGCTTTCCACGCCGTGATTGCTGTAGTAACAATAGGCAAGAGTATATTGAGGTTGTCGGCAATCAAGTCAATAGCTTTTGCAAGCGGTGGTATAACCACTTTTGCAATGTTAGTAATAGTTTTGCCGAGGTTAATCAATATGGTTTTAACTGTATTGATAGCTTTTTTAAGACCGCCATTTTCAAAGGATTTTTTGATAGTGTTAATTGCCTCTTTAACGGGGGTTTGCAGTTCTTTTGGCAGGAGCTTAACTAAGTTTTTAGTTAAAGCATCTACGATACTTTTTGCCGCAGACAGTAGATCGGGAGCACGGTCACTTATGCCCTTAACCAATGTTTTTACGATGTTTATAGCAGCTTTAACAAGTTTTGATGAGTTATTTGCAATCCCGTTAACGAATGCCTGTAAAAAGGACATTGCGGCATCAATCATTTTCGGAGCGGCTTCAACTGCTTTTGTTGCAAGTTCGCCAAAAATAGAGCCTGCCTCTTCAATCATCTCCGATAATCCGCCTTCGGTAAATGCCTCGGTAAGTCTGCTTACATAGTTCTGAGCCTCTTTTGCGGCATCGGTCAGAGGTTCGGACATACTTTCGTATATTTCTATACCCAAGCCTTCAAGTCCTGATTTAAGAATCGTAATCTGTCCCTGCAGATTGTTCTGCATCGTTTCAGCCATTGCCTTAGCTGAGCCGTCTGCATTATCAATATTTTTTACAAGTGTATTAAAATCCTTATCACTCGCATTGATGATAGCAAGCATACCCGACATAGCCTCTTTGCCGAAGAGAGTACTTGCGGCGGCTGTTTGTTCTGTTTCAGATAAACCGCTAAACTTTGTTCTAAGCTCTTTGATGACATCAATTAAAGGTAATGCTTCGCCGTTGGCATCGGTCATGCTTATTTTATACTCATCCATTACCTTTTGCATTTCTTTAGTCGGAGAAGCAAGGTTAGATAAGGCTGTTTTAAGGCTTGTACCTGCCATACTGCCCTTAACACTTGCATTAGCCATAAGTCCGAGTGCAACAGACACATCTTCAACGCTATAATTCATCGCACCTGCCAAAGGTGCTACATATTTAAAACTTTCGCCGAGCATTGAAACATTGGTGTTTGCAGAACTTGAGGTTTTTGCAAGTACATCGGCAAAGTGCGTACTATCAGAAGCTTTAAGTCCAAATGCTGTAATTGCATCGGTGACGATATCAGAGGTTGTTGCAAGATCAAGACCGTCTGCGGCGGCAAGTGACATTATACCGTCAATACCGTTAAGCATTGATTTAGTATTCCAACCAGCCATTGCCATATATTGTAAAGCCTCGGCTGATTCGGAAGCAGAAAACTTTGTTTTTGCTCCCATTTCTTTGGCTTTGTCGGTAAGGCTCTGCAAGTCTTTACCGCTTGCACCGCTGATAGCCGATACTTTCGACATTGCCGCCTCAAAAGATGAGCCTACTGTTGCCGCTGCTGTTGCTCCTGCTCCAAGAGTTGTAGCTATACCGGCAAGCGTTGTTGTTATTGCAGACACACCTGTTTTAGCAAGTCCTTTTAATTTATCAATACCCGTTTTAAAACCACCGGTATCAATTTTGGTGTCAATTTTAATAGAGCCATCGTATGCCAATATCTCACATCCTTTACTGTGAGGTCATCGGCATCCAATGGCTCTACTTGACCTGATTATTTTTTATCGTTTAATACGATTTCAAATAGCTTTTTACAGTTACGCCCTTTACAGTATGTAAAAATGCCCTTACACCTTGACGATTTGTCAAAGTAATATAAGGGCATTTCGTAACCGCAAAAAGGGCATTTAATTTTTTGTTTGTTTTTCAATTTATCACCTACGATAAATCATATTGATTTTTACTTGTTAATTTTGTTTTAACACTTAAATCTAATTCATTTTTCGGTACTTTAGAAGTGAATTCAAACTCAGCGTAACCGCTGGTTTCGCCTTCAAATTTATATACATATGTATTTATATAATAATCATCAGTTTCGTCTTTTGATTCTGATATCTTAGTACCTTTTCCGCCAACAATTTCTTCAACTTTAAATATGGTCATTCCCATATTTATTTGTTCAAACTCACCTTTGCTGATTCCTGACGGGTCGTTTTTAGCTCCACAGGCTGTGCAAGTCAATGCTAATAATGCAATAGTTATAAAGGATAGAATCTTTTTCATAGCTGTACCACCTCAATAAATTTTATATACACATTATACAAAATCTATATAAGTTCGTCAACAGATTTCCCTGATAACAAAGCCTCTTCGATAGCATTGTATTTTTCCTGCACCGACTGCGGCAGAGGCAGGGCATAGAGCTTTTTCATTCGCTGATAAAAATTGCGGTCTGCCGTTGACATTTTAGGGGTAATCGGCATACTGCGATACCCCAAGATTCTGACGAACATACAATCGGCGTTAAGGGATTGAAACAATGCTCTGAACTTCCACCAATGCAAATTTGCCTCGTTGAGGTCAATGCCGTACTGCTCTTTAAATGCCGCATAGATGTAGCCGTCATCAAAATCGTAATCAAATACAGCTTTATCATTGCCACCGCCTGAATGCTTTTCGGGTGGTTTTCCACAGCGATAAAAGTTTAAAATAGCCTCGACTGTTTCTTCGTTCATCGGGCAAGGTGTTCTGAATACAAGCTTCTGAATTTCTGCGAGTATTTCAGCCGATAGTGTATCATCAATTTGATTAGTAAGTATAAGCTCGAATTTAATCCACACTCTAAAGTCGGTGTTGATTTTATAATCTACACCCGACACGGTTATTGTATCGGGTGTTTTGTCACAAAGCAGATTCATTACTTTGTCGCCGGTTTAAGTGTCTTTTTGTAATGATTGTACTGCTTATGCCTTTTGCCCCTGTGGTTGTTGTTCATTGCAATTGCTCTGCTTTTATACATACTACCGAGCTTTGAGCCGAAAGCATTAACAGCCTTGATGACATCCTCGTAGGCATTGATACAGGTTGTAAGGTTTACGGTTTCGCCGAAAACCTTTTTAGCTGTACCGTCACCAAAAACCTCATCAAAAAAGTTAAAAACAGCCGTACACTGAGCACGGATAAGCTCTGACTGGCGTTTGCCCTCGGGCTGTAAATCATTCATTGCCTTTGCCACATTATCGTGAGCGTGTTCGTAACGCTCCATAACGAGTGCATCGGCAACATCAATGTCAGGTAAATTTACACCGTTAATAACCATATTTTATGCCTCCGAAGTTTTTGCTGTAAATGTCTTTGTGGTTGTGTCAAAAGTACCCTCGACAGGATCTCCTTTTGCAAGGAAATTGCCACTGCAGCCCATTTCGCCGTCATCATTCGTAAAACTTGCCACCTCGACTGCAACACGGATTTTGCGTGCATGATATGTGGTCTTGTTACTGCCGCCTTCAACAGGCTGGTCAAGGTCAACGATAACATAATCTGTTTCGGCATCAGCTCCCACAAGCTGTTTCTCACCGATATTGATAATGTAATTGATTGCGTCCTGCTCACGGATCTGGTCAACCTCAAATGCCGTTGTCCAATCGTAACCGCTGATTGATTTTGTTGCAGATTTGTCGCAGACATACTTACGGCTCTTAGTCTGAGCCGCAGGTGATTCATCAAGTGTCTTTGCACCTACACCGAGCAGAGAAAAATTCGGCGACTTGTTTGTGCCGCCGCAGTCAAGATAATTCGCCTGCATACGCCTCTGTCTGATTACTTCACTCATTATTTTTTACCTCCAATTTTAGTATATTTAAGTTGGCACTGTATTTGATATCGTGCCGATTTTGTGTCATTGTCGATTGCATACCCCGATGACAGCACCTTAACGGATAAAGGGGTTAAACCTTCGGGCAGTTTCGGCAGTTTGCCGTTTAAGTCCTGTTCGGCAATCCACTCTTGTAATCTTTCATAAAATTCAAGATTTGCCATATTGATTGATTCATCGGGACTGTAATTTTCACGGCTTGCAAAGATAAAGAGGTACTGGCATTTAGCAGAGCCGTCAATGTACTGCTTTAGTACAGTTTTGCACGGCACAACCTCAATGCTGTACTGTTCGGGATCTTCGCCGAGATAGTCAACATTAAGGTCATTATCAACCTCTAATACATCGCAATCGGCAAACCACCTAAACAATGATTTAATGATTGATGTTTCCATTATTTTCTATTTTCCTCCGCTTTTTTCTTTGGCGGTTTTTATAATATCGTCAAGGTGATCTGCTTTCATTCGCTCAAACCAAAACCTGCCCCTTAGACCACCGCTTGCTGTACCTTGTTTGCCTTTGCCTGCATTTAGGTAGTAATTGGTATGTGCATATACAATATCGTACATTACCTCACCACTACCTATCTTTGTGCCACGGATACCGCTCTTGATAAGATTGCCGGTTTTAAAAGGTACATATGGAGTAGAACGGCGAAGGACTTCGCTGTCCACAATTTTTTGAACCTTGCCACTCGGCTCAAGACCACGGCCTTTAAGCATTGTTTCTGTGGTATTAAAAAGCAGTTTAATAATCATTTAACCACCAATTTAATATGCTTTGAAAAAGCACTTGCCGACAGATTTTCGGTGACCTGCGTAATCTGCTGACCGCCTGCGTCAAGGATATCCTTAACAGTAATTACATCAAGGTCAACCAAGCCTTTTACAACATAATCTCCCTTTTTTAGGGAGTAGCAATTGTCACTTTCATCAAGCGGTAAAGACTTGTATGTTGACGGGTCAACATAGTGAGTAGTCTGCAAAACGCTGTCGGGGATACGGATAACATACTCATCAGATGCAGACACATTTTTGTCAGCAACAATAATTTGATCCCTACCGTGGTAATTAACTCCGTCCAAAACAGTTGCAAACCAAAAGGTTTCACGACCCTGCTTTTTAGAGCAAAACACGGTAATGCGTGTGTTGTTTGTGAGCATTATCTCACCCCCTGATAAAGCAACCCTGTGCCGCTTAATTCCTGCTTGATAGCCTTGTACATTGCTCTTTTTTCACGCTCTGCAAGCTCATCGGCATTGTAATCATTGTTGTATGTAACGCTGTAACCGTCCGTTGATTCGGATTTGATGCCTTGAGGGATATTTGCCACACCTCCACGGATTTCGGCAACCGCCTCAGCGGCGGCACAGACTGCATTCTTTACCTGCTCCGTCACTTCGGGAATTTCTCCCATAATAACATAGTTTAAAAAGCGTTCCGCCTTGCGTGCATAGCGATTGAATTCTTCGGCGGTTAAATCACCGCCGAAAGAATCCTTGTAATAAGCATAATCCGCATACATTTTTAAGATACCTTAATGTTACGGAAAACACCGCACTTTGTTGTGTTTTTGAGAGCAACAGCGGCAACCATTTCAACCTCAGCCTTTTTAACCGCACCGGGGGCAGTAAGGTCAGGCATATATGTTTTGATGATTGACGAACCGCTGAGGGAAACACCGTGAAAAGCGTCAAGACCAAGCTGCACGGCATAAAGGTCGGTAAGACCTGTCACCTTTGAGCTTGATGCACCTGTTTCATAAATCGGCACACACGGTACTGTGGCAGAACCGTTGTAATAGTTACCCATATCGTAAAAAATGATATTGTCATAACCCTGAGCAGTTTTACCGAAAGCATCCTCGGCTCTTGTGAGATAGCCTGCACGCTGAGCTACGCTCTTGAGCTTGGCAATCAGCTTGCTATTGCCAAGAAGAAATGTAGGCTTGCCGTCAATGCCACCGATAAACTCATTAAGCATATCAATCATTGTCTGATAATTGCTTGTAAGATTTGCAGTTGTCGAAAGGTCAACTACAGTCTTATTAGATCCTGCATTGTACTCAGTGCTTGTGCCCTTGAGGAGAGTTGTAAGACCATCAAAGTCAACTGCCTTGTCAGTTTTTGAACCGTTGATACAGCAGTTCTGAAAATGGTTCTTCGTGGCAATTGTCATCTGTTCAAGCTGGAATGCAATCTCGTTTGTAGTTGCCTCCTGAACCACACGGTCAACTTCGCTTGCTCCGCCGAAGATTTTAAGGTCAACGCTCTTTTTGATTCTCTTGGCTTCATTCGCTGTGTACTCGCTGTTAATTGCTCTGCCTGCCGCTGTTGACGGTGTCTGTAACTGTAAATAACCGTATGTCATAGTAGAACCACCGACACCCGGTGAAACGCAATCATCAAATGTGAGTTCGTCCATAAACTGTGAGCCACGGCGAAGAGTATCAATAACCTCCTGTGTAACTTTGTCGGCTCTTCCAACGCTTGCTTCTGCTAATGTGATAGGCATTTTGTTTCCTCCTTATTTCTTGTAAAAATCTTCAACGGCGGATTTGATGTTAGAGCCTGATTTTGCTTTTGCTCCGCCTGTGGGTCCGCCGAGGTCAAGTTTCTTTTTTGGTTTTTCCTCTGACTTAAAGAGGAAAGGCTTTGACTGTTTCAGCTCTGCAAGCTGTTCGTCAAGTCCCGTGATACTGCCGTCCTCAGCCTGAGATACCTTTGACATATCAATGTTAGCCTTTACCGACACGAGGTCAGCCGCACCTGCGTTGTTGATTGCAGATTCAACCGCCTGTTCGAATTTGTAATCGTTGAGCTTTTTCTCACCCTCAGCCTGTGCCTGCTTAACCTTATCCTGCCAGTCGGGATCATAGCCCTCAAGATTTGCGTTTGCACTTGCAAGCTGATTTGATACATCATCGTACTTGTCCTTTTCGACATACTGACCGCCTGCAAGGTTGCCGAGCTTAACATCTGCCGCATTGTTTACCTTTTCGGCAAACTGTTCAAATGTCAAAGCTTCGCCGCCAAACAAGGCTTTTAAAATTTCCATTAAGTCCATTTGTTTGCTCCTTTCAATTTATTAGCAATTGTGTGTATGCTCAGATATTTGAGCAATATTAAAAGCCCCCGAAATTCGGGAGCTTATAACCATAATCTGTAATTTTAAGGGTAAAAGTAAAAGGGATGTTTCAAACACCCCTTTAATACCCTTTTAAATTCGTTTAATTTTGTTTTTATTCAATCAACTATGTAACTTTACCTTTTAGCAACAAAAGCTGATACAAGGCAAATAAAACTATTTTTCTTCAAAACCTATGTTGTTATTACACTCTTTCATTTCTTTGGCTTTACCAAATTTAAAGTCTAACGGAATTCCGTCAGGAAAAGCATCGCAACAAGGTCTCCAGCCGTCTAACAATTCATCTCTTTGATGTTTGCATTCACAACAATCTGAAATGTAAATCATTAGTATTTCCTCCCAATATATTTTTCATAGAATTTCATCATTTCTTTTGATACTTTAACACCACGTCTTCTTAGAACCTCTAATTCAGCAAGTGCTTCTGCACCATCATCATAAGCAATAGTACTGATACCTTCTATGTGAATTTCTGAAAGTTCGTCATACAGCTTTTTAACATCTTCGGATTTCATTCCAAAAATTGTCTTTGCGTGTCCGCCTTCGTGCCATACAGCTTCTTCCAATGTATTTGCTATAGACAATTTTGAATTTGCAAATATTTGATTAATTTCATCAAGAGTTTTTCCAGAGAGTATGTCCGTGTTTAAATTTAATTGTAGCAATCCATTTGATAATGCTTCGATTTGTAAAACCGGAGTTCCTTGATCTGTTTTCGGCAAACTCTTTGCAACAATTTCACTAATGATGAAACCACCCTCTGCTTCACAATCAGACACAGTATTTACAATAACTTTACTTACCTCAGAATTGAAATTTTTTCCGTATGTAACAACCTCAAAATCATCTATATCTATATTTTTTATTATACTCTTTTTAGAAGATTTTGCAACTGCTTTCTTGTTTTTCCAAACAGCTTTTTGAGCAGTACTTCTGCCAAAACCATAAGCCTGTTGACGAGAACGGTCGGGAAGCAATCCTGTTCTTTTACAAAAGCTATTCAGTTCTGACTCCTGCCGTTTCAACTTGCTTGAATAGTGGCTGAAATTTTTTTCTAACTTTTGTAACAGTTCTTCATCAGAGAGGTTATTCAAAGCCTCATCACAAGCGGCAAGTGTTCTTTTGGTTGCCCTGATTTTGCGTTCAAAAGCTCTTTGCTGTTGTTCTGCCTCATACAGCGTGTGCATTGAGCCGTCAGGGTATTCAATATTTTTAGCGTTCAGTTCTTCAAGGTCTTTATCCGAATACATTCGGGACGAACCCTCAAAGTACGGATACCAATCGTGTCGGCAGTTCCAGCCTTTAAATCCGTCACCTGTGCCGTAACCAATATCAGATAATGACAAGTAACCTCTTTGACCACTCAGGCTTACAATCTGTCCCTGCCAAGCGGCATGGCTCGGTCTTGCTCCTGCGTGAGCGGTAATTTCCATAAGGTCACAGCCAAGCTCTTGGGCATTTGATAGGCATATTTGACCTGTGGTCTGACCTATGCCTGTCATAACATTACGCCGTACAGCAACATCAAGTCGGTCACGATGACCGGAGGGATAGATTACATACGCTCCGTCTTGAGCTACCTGTTTAATTGCATCGGCAATTGCCTGTTGCGGAGTAAACGCACCGCTTGATGCTTTTAACTCAGCAAGACTGCAAGCGTTGATAAAGCTCGTTTGTGATGACACAGCTGTGGTCAGAGTAAGATTGCTAAGATTGCCCTGTGTCTTTTTGTAGCCTGCCTCAAGTAATTGCATTTGCACATCGGACACCTTGAGTGACTTTGGATTTAAGCCGTTTTGTCGGTAAATCTCGTTGTCATACTCCGTAGCGGTCACACCTGCATCTTCAAAGAGCTTTTTTAACTCTGATTCTGTCCTGTCGCTGTATTTTGCAACACTTGACAACACATCGGAGTGCAGAGTGCCAAGCTCCTGCATATGCTGTGCCTGCCATATGCCCGTGTCAGTCATTGTTCCTGTTTTTGCAATTCTGCGAGCAATGTCACGGACAATCTCCTCTTCAAGCTGTGAATATAGGTTGATGATATCATCGGCACAATGAGCAAGCTGTTCAGGGGTGAGCATTAAGAGCCACCGCCTTCATCAAAAAAACTTTGTACACCGCTTTCAGGTAACATTTCTGCCGCCTGTTTATCATCAACACCGTAACGCCACTTGAGATAATCGGTCTTTTTGCGGATTCCGCTGTTGACCTCATTGAGCTGTATTGCCTGCTCCTTGTCCTTATCTTCAAGCACGCCGTCGCCCCAATTAAAGCTAACTTCGTACTCTCCGCTTGGAGCAAGATTACAGGCATCAGACATAGCATTACACGCATATATGTAGTCTTCGAGCACCGCCTCAAGTGAGTGTTGCATATCAGATACAGCCGTATAGCTACGCTGTTTTGATGCTTTAACTTCTTCGGCTGTTTTGTCCACATTTTGTGGGTTCGATAATGTGCCGTAGGCAAGGGAGCAGTTGAACTCAATCTGTCTTTTTATTTCGTTTAATCCCTTTGAGTAGTTATCATCACGCAAAGTCGGGTTAAAAACTTCATAAAAAGACTTATCTTTGTTATCGTCTGCATCAATGTTAAATTTGCGAAACAATCTATCACGGGTTGACGGTGTTCCGAGCGTATCTTCGCCCGGTCGCTGTCGAAGGACTTCTTCGCCGGCATCAACTGCAAGCTCGCCGCCTTCAAACTCCCACAAATATCTGTCCCACTGCAAGTCAGCCTCATTAAGCAGCTTAATTGCTCGGCTGTAAACAGACACACCAAGAGGACTGTCGCTTTCGATATGGTTAGCAAACGGGACAGCCCAAAAAGCAAACAAAGGACGGTCAACATCATTGATAACAATGTATGGATCAATCTTTGACCATGTTCCATTGTTAATTTTTCCGAGAATCATTTCCGTGCCGATATTGTCAGGACTTGATGATACAAAAAAGTGACTTTCGATTGTATGCGATTTGTTCTCATAACTGTAAGTTTGTTTTTCAACTCTCGTGTAATAATACTTGCCCTTAACTTCTTGATTGAAAAACACAGCAGAGGTAATTATGCCATTACTGTAACTGAGAGGTATAAACTTGTCCTGCGTGATACAGTCGGGAAGAATTACACCATTACGGACATATGGCTTAAACATTATGCCGCCGACAGCACAGCCTTCTTCAAGTTTTACCCTAAGCTGTTTTGTTAATCTTTCGTACTGTTTTTGCAAATACTCCGCTCGTTTAGAGCCTGTTATTTTGCTCTCAAACTCAACCATAATGAGCCTTGCAAACTCCGATGCTATCGTAGCTCCGAGGTTGAGCGTTTTACCGTGACAGTTTTTACTCCATGGGGGTTCATCAGCATAGATTTCTCGCCATATCTCCATAGCTTCTTCCATGTTGTCATATTGGTAACTGTTTGTAGCATAGTCAGGATATAGCTTGTTTACAAGTGTTCTTAGCCAACTCAAAAATACATATTTAGCACGCCTTTTCAATCGCTCACCTCCTAATCGTTATATTTAAAAATCCTGCGTAAAATGGTATATGCAAAATATCTTATATCGTCCATTGCGTGGTCATTTTCTTTTACCACTTTATCAACTTCGGCTTTTTCGTCCCAGCGGTACATGCCAAACTCTTCCTGAGATGCCTTGCACTTCACACCGATTTTTATTCTGCCGTTTGAGAGCATTTGGCTTGTAGTTCTGATGCCGTTGATAACATCGTTCTTAGCAGACTTGACATAAAACTTGCCGTGTCTTTTGATAGTAGCTTTAAAAGATGCGGCAGACGGGTCAATGATTACATATTCTATGTAATGGTCACCTGCGAGCTTTTCAAGCTCTGCATAATGCTCTTCATCGGTGCGTTGATAGCCCTCTTTTCGGCTGTTATAATAGTATTCGTCCACACGGATTGCCTCTTTGTCGGTTACACACCAAAGTCCCATTGAGCAAGGGTTAATAGTACCGTAGTCCATTGAGATGTACCATGTGCCTACAAGCTCATCGGGATTGCCGTCCCACAACTTATCCTTAATATGGTCATTGTAATCTTGGTAAACAAGACCCTCGGCAATGACCCACTCACCAAGGATAAAGCGGCGGTAAAATGTGCCTTGGTAAAGGCTGTAATACCGCTGTTTTACCTTGTCGGATAATGATAGGTTATCGTCCATTAAAAATTTAAGTCGCAAAGCGTGCTTTTCAGGAGCCTTTAAAACCCACTCACGATAAAACCAATGGTTAGGGTTATCGGGGTTGCAATTGAACCAAAACCTTGCACCCTCGATAGAGCAACGGGCAAGAGCCTGCTCAACAAATGACCTCGGCATCAGAGCAACCTCATCGAAGAGGACGCCTGCAAGCGTAACGCCCTGAATTAAGTCCTGTGAGCTTTCGTCTTTACCGCCGAAAATGTAAAATGTATTAGATTTGCCGTCTTTGCTGATTATCAGCAAGTTTTCCGACCGTTTATCCTTGATGTCATAGCGGTGTTTGAGCATATTGATAAGAGGCTTAATAACATTTCGCCTGCAAGAGCCTACGGTTTTACCGCATATAGCAAAGTTACAGTCGGCAAATGTTGCCATTGCCCAAAAAATAAAAGATATGCTCATACTAACAGTTTTGCCCGAACGGACAGATCCGTCTGCAATTATCGCATCATATTTATCCTTTATCCCGTCAACTTTCCACCAGCTAAGTACTTTTAGCTGCTTTCTCGAAAAAGGCTTAAATTTCATCTTTAAAAGCCTCCTTGCCTGCTCCTTCAAGTGCCTCAATCAATCCGTCATCAACGGTTTCTACTGTTTCGGGCTTGAAGTAATCCGCATACAGCTTAATAGCCTGCGTGTCGCCGTTCTGACATTTTTTAATCAGTGCCTGCCGAATTGCCGTCAGTTCGTCATTCTCGTATTTTGTAATAAGAGCATTTAATTTTTTGCGAAATTCTCTTGATTTTACAACTCCATAGGATAGAGCAAGTGATTTTAAATCTTCAACAATATTAAATTCCTGCTTTGTGTTTGTATCCTTGAGCAGTTGTTCAAGTTTTGACAGCTTATTCATTTTGCACCTTCTTTCTTTTTTGCATAAAAATAAACACCCGTTAAAAGGTGTTTAAAAGCATTTTAATATATATAAAAACAGCGGTTTGCGTTAAATTTTAATGTCAGCCGTTATCACGATTTAGGAGGGATTGTTCCATGGGCAAACCGCTGTTTTTAACTTGGGTATAGCTCCGCCATCCGCTAACTTGAGGTTATCGGTAGCTTTGCTGTATGTCAGCCGTGTCACATCAAGCAGAGACGAATCAATCCGCTGTCTGTTCGGGCATTTGTTCGGTAAACGATACTGTAAGCTCAGTCGGCTCACCTGCAAGGGTAATTTTGATCGTTGCTTTCTTGTATCGTTTCTGTACTTTCACAATTTTATCTTTATTCTCAGCCAAAAATCCGCTGACAGTTTCGTAACCTTCACCAGTGAATTTAAGTACCGAGGGAGTTTTCAAAAGTTCGCTTAAAGTCAGAATAAATTCAGACTCTTTGTCGGTTAAAGGGATAGGACTTGTACCGCCGCCGAGTAATCTGATAATGTGTGGAATACCTTTGAATACATAATACTTTGACCACTCATAGTCCATACGGACAAATACATAGCCGTCAAAAAGTATATGCGGTTGGGTTATCCACTTGCCTTTTGAGCGGATCAGTTTGCTTTCGACCGGCACAACGGCATCAAAGCCACGGTGTCGGAGCTGTTCGGCAACAGCGTGTTCCTGTCCTGTGTTTACATACAAAACATACCACTTAATGTTCATCACTTTTGCTCCTTTGCTTGAGCTTGTTAATTTCGTCCATAAGCTCATTGTAAAGCCGTGGATTACTCTTTTTGATTGTGTCATAAAGCAAGCTCTGATTTTCTTCGAGGGCAATCTGCTTGTCTGACTTAACATCCGTGTCGGTCTTACGCTTGTATGTTACTGCTCTTGCAAGGGCAGTAGCCTGTCTTAAAAGGTCTTCGGTAGACACTTCATCGAATTGTCCTTCGTCAAGTTTTGAAATGGCATCAAAAACCTTTTGTGATGCCATTCTCAAAATAGCCTCTGCAGGGTCAATTTCAGGATAACGCTCGGTTTCGGTGAGTATCATTCTGAAATTTTCCTGTGCGATTCGTAACTGCTGAGCGTTCGCCAAAAACCTTGATGCGTAACGGCTAACTGCTGCCTGTGACAGCTGTTCGCCGTTATCAGCAAGGTATGACACAATTTCACGATAGGTTTGTCCGCTGACAAGCATCTGATCTACGGTGTCCTTGAGGTCAGGAGGCAATTTGTCAATCTTACCGCAAGCTCTGCGGTTGTTTCTGCCCATAACTAAACCTCAACCGAGTTATCAGTAACGGAGCCTTCGAGGAGCTTGATACCCTTTGATGAGAGCTTTGCCTCAAGTTCTTCATACGGCACATCTGCGATGTCGGCAGGCTCTTTTGTTTTGATATTGCGAAGTAAAATATACTCCGACAAAAAGAGGTAATTAACCGATGACAAAAAGTCATGTTCTGATACATTCCCGATTGCGTACTTAACATCGGACAGTTTTTCATAGTTCACATGAAGTATGTTAATAGTTCTCAAAATCTGTCCGTTGTTCTGCACGAAGTTTCTTGCCTTGATTTTCTGTATATATGCCTCTGCATCATTAGTCATTGTTTTTACCTCCTCTTAAAAGTTCCAAAATGAGCTTGTTTTGTGTCTTTATTTCGTCCTTAACCTCGTTTATAGAGTTGTAATAATCCTTTTTTGTAAGACAGGTGTCCTTGATTTGCTCAACATCAGTTTGCAATTTGCTGATAGATTTGTTGACATCGGTTTTAACATCTTTCAGTTCGCCTTTTGTTACATAGGACAGCTGAATTTCTTTGATTTCCTTGTCGTGTCTATCCGCTTCGTTAATTGTTCTTTTGAGAAAAAAGCTGATAATAGCTATAGCTCCCGAAATTATAAGTCCAAAGAGCCACCAAGTGTCTGCCGCAAAGTTCATAATAAATTACTCCAAAAAAAATAAGGTATCATTAAGTCTGTAACTTAATAATACCTTATTAGTTCATATTACCGTAGAAGATAAATTTCCTATATTTTATTCAATAACTTATGTTTTAATATCGTCAAAAATGCTTAACTGACCGTCAAGTCTATCGTTTGAGCAAATAACTCTAATGTACCGCTCGGACAAATCGTATTCTTTTGCAAGCTGACTACTGTTATAACCGTTGTACTTTGCTTTAATTTCAGCGTTACGCTCAATTTTCTGCAATTCACTGTACTTTTGTATGTAGACAGTATCGCCTCCGAAGATTTTACATAATTCAATATAGCTTTCAATGCCTATTGTTTCGGCTATATCCCGTTGTGTACCTACCAAATCATCAAGATTGATTTTCACCAGCCTTCCTCCTTTGAGCACTGTCAATGTACTTTTTAAGTTTTTCAATCAAGGTTACACCCTGATTATATGTCAGCCACCTAAAAGGCTGCTTTGATGTACAGTCAATTTTCAGCTCTTTTTTGATGATACCACAGAGCCTGTCACCGAGCTTTGCTGTGGTAGGCTCTGTATCATATTTTTCGAGCTGATACATCAACTGCCAAACCTTCCTGCGTTGACCGTCTGACATTTTTCCTCTGCCGCTGTCCTCGTACTTTTTCTTTTTGTACGGTTTCGGCGGCTCTGTGAGGTTCTGCAATTTAAGCCTCTCGGCAAGCTCAGATACAACCGTTTTATACTCATTCTCATTAAGACTGCGTACGCTCTCCTTTTGAGTAAGACGATAAACAATCGTGTGCAGCATATCGTTTTTGTTGCCCGATTCCAAAACACCGAGCCGTGCAGCAATTGCGTATATTCTTTGTGTCTGCTGTGGCTTTAACAAATCAATCACCTCAGCTTAAAGATATCTTTGTGCTGTCCTCAACCACAAAACTGCTCTGTATCTTCATTAGGATATCGTCAATATGGCTTTCATCCATTCCGTTAACGGTGAGCAGATTTTTAAAATCCTGCCATACTGCCGCCTCCGAAATAAGGTAAGCATACTCTCTGGCATCATCTTCCGAGATGTTTGTAAACTTCAAAATGTTGTTTACATCCTTATCGTAGTTAATGCCCTTGCATTTCTTAACAAGCTGTTTGCGTTCGTCATCAGACACGCCGTTCATCTGTTCAATAACCTCTTTGACGGTGCATCTTACAAAATTGCCTTTCCACAAACCGATGAGCATTCTTTTTGCCGGAGCAGAGAGGGAGTATTCTGTCTTTTCCGTGACTGCATCTTTGTACGCTTTGCCAAAAATTGAGAGCAAAAATGAGTTGTATGTAATTTTGAGAGATTCCGAAGTTACCGCTGTAAGCTCTGATTCTGTGCCTTCGTAATGGATGCTTTTGTACTTTGTGTTTTCAAGATCTGCCGAACACTGCATAACAATTTCTGCCTCAAGTTTATCCTTGCGTGCCTTGAGCTTGCTCATATCTGCTTTAATGCCTGCAAGCTCATCAATCTGCTTTTTTAAATCAGTCATCTGTTTTATCCACCTTTGCAAGTAATTTTTCGGCACATTTGCGGCAGATGATAACATTATCTGCAATGATTACATTTTCAACTGTACCGCAAAAGCGACAACAGGGAGCGGACGGTTTAATTGTAACAGTGCCGTCTGTACTTGTTTCAATGTCAACAGCATTGCCCGGAAACAATCCTGCTTCGCCTCTTATCTGCTTTGGCAGAGTAATAGAGCCGTTTTTACAAATTCTCTTTGATGTTTTCATAATTGACCTCCTGTTCAATATATATTGCTTAACATTGCCTATCCTCACTCTGCATTTACACGGACTTGTGACCGTTCCCGTTGGCGGAAGTTGCATTAAGGTGAGCGGATTATCTCCGCTCATTAACCTCTTTTATTGCACATATAAAGCCTTCTAAAGTTCTATCTGCAAAAGTTTTGCCCATATTTTTTTCGAGTTTTTTTATAACATCAATTGTTAATGTCCCTATTTTTCCAAGAATATCGATAGCATTTCCTGTTACAACAGAGTCGGTTGTTTTGTCAGAATTTTCAACCGAAATTATTACTACCTTTTTTTCACAAACAGCGGTTTTGGCTTTTTTAGCAAACGAATCTATTATCGCACCACTCAATTCATTTCCGAATTCAACTGTGTAATCTTCCATTTTTATCCCTCCGAATTTTAATAAAATTCAATACTTTCGTTGTTAGCAATAAAATGCTTTTTCATTGACTCAAAGTTTGTCCAGTATGGTGTATATACATCGTAACTAAACTTATCTTTAAGCTCTTGTTTTGCTTTTTTACTACGGACTTTATATTCTTTGAAGTCCTTTTCGGTGACAACTGACCGCTTTTTACAGCAATAAAATCTTTTGCGGATTTCACAGTCCTCTGCAAGCCATTTACCACGAAATTCATCATTTACATAAACAAGGATAGCATTTTGATATCGTGATTTTTGAGTAAGGTTAAGAGATACCTTGTATCCGTCAATTTTAATATTAATCGGCGGAGCAAATACAGATGTAAGTGCTATGTCAACCTTTTTCCATTCTTCTTTTGTCATTATTGTTATTGCCCCTCCTTTTACTCTTTTTTACCTTTCGGCTTTCGCCACGGATCATCCAACCAACCCATACAAGCAGGAGCACCATAGGCACAAAGCAAATTTCTCCGCCTGCTGTAAAGCTCCTTGCACCCATTTGACCGAATGCGGCAGTCATTACTACTCCCGTGCTGAACCCTGCGGCGAGCAGTAACACAATTTTTCTTAACGACATTTTAAATCCCTCCAAATATTGTTTAAAACACCTTGATACGCATAGCTTTTGCCATTGCTATTAAGCCCTCATAGGTGATATTTCCGTTATCCACAGCGTTACCAAATACATTGCTTGCTCCTCTGATGCCCTGTTCAGACCTTGCAATGCCAAGTAAAAAACTTACTGCTCGTTCATCGGACTTAACGGCAGGAAACAACAGCTCAATGTCGGTGTTTTTAATTGCTGATGTATGCCTTACTTCGGTAAGTTTTGTACGGTTACGAATCTGAGCGAACGCTTCTTTGCTTTTGCCGGTATTTGTAACGGTTTCAATGTTTCCGACAAGGCAAATGCCAAGCTGTGGGTTGCTATCAAAAAAAGCTCTGATAGCCTCAATGGTTTTAATCGGCAGGTGCTGTGCCTCATCAATGATGAGCACCTTGCGTTCGCCTTCAAAGCTGTCTGCAAGCCTCAGCCACATTTCATCCTTTCGCCCTGATGCCGTGATTTTCTGTGTTCTGCAGAGCAGTTTCAAAAACGCACTTAAAGTTACTAAACAGGGGTTTACGGACACATAAATTGCAGTAGCCGGATAATCTTCTGCATACTTTTTACAAGCCATTGTTTTGCCGATACCTGCATCGCCACACTCTATGGCAAGACCGCCCTTGAGATGACACAAGCGTATCGTGTCATAAACTTCCGTGCTTATACTTGTAGGCTTGTAGCTGTTGAGCACCTGAGCTGATTTGAGATTCTCTGCAGCGGCTTTTGTTTCAAAAGTCTCTGTTAAAAACTTTTCAAAATCACTTAAATTACCGTTATAACGGTTGTTCAAGTAGGTTGACAAAGTCGCTGCTGACTTTCCGAGAGCTTTTGCGGCTTTGGTTTGAGAGCCACATTCTTCAATAAAGTTCCTTAATTTCTCCTGTAATTCAGGGTTGGCTGACATTATTTATTTCTCCTTCTGTCGTTGTTCAAGATTTCTTATCATTTTTGTTTTGTCTATTGTAACGATGTTTGACTGACCAACCGCCATAGGCAACTGCTCTGCCGTTTCATCGGCACGGTGTACTGATATAACCTTCGGATTGATTTCTTCGGCATTTGCTTTGTTTTCCTCAGCGGTTGCAAGCACAAGATTGAGTGCTGTTTCTTTGCCAAATGCGGTAATCTGACTTGCCTTGAGTTCCTGTTTGGTGAGTTTTTCAAGGCTCTTAACTTTACGCAATGCCTGCGCAACCGCATCTTTAGATGCTCCATATGCAAGGACTGCTTCATTGTCCGTTGGAGCGGTCATTATATAGTTATCATCAAGGTCATATATTCTGACTTTGGATATATCCTCAGGATCATATCGACAGTAAACCGATTCGCCGAAATGGTTCAAGATGAGATCATCGTTGTAGTAGTCGATTTTTTCTCCTGCTACAGTAAGATGTACGCCACGCCTGCCGACTTTCTGACTTCTTGTGCTTCTCATTAACATCAAGTTGAGGTCAAGTTCTGCGGCGACTCGTTTTTCTTTAAGTTGTTCTCTGTAAACCTGCATTCGGCTTTTACCGCTGTCTGAGCTTACCGCTCCGCTGTATGGTTTTTCATTCATATAGTAGGTTAAAATGTCCTCAACTGCCTGAGTGAATTCATAATCCGTGGGTATGTTGTCGGTGTCCTTGATTACCTTTTTAAGTCTTTCCGGTCGTTCGACTACATTACCGCCTGTATAAGTCGGAAACAGTCTTGAAAGTCGGTCTTTAACATCTCGAAATCGTCTTTCAATGATCTTTGCCTTCGCATTTCGTACGATAGCATTTGTCATTTTAATGCCCAGCCGTTCAAAGACGGGAGGCGGTGCAAACTTGTCCTTTTGACTCTTTTTTAATCTGTGACCAAGTCCGCCGACATCGAATGTCAGAAACTCTCGACCGTTATCTACATATATGTTTTCGGGGATTCCGTATTTTACAATACCTTTCCTCAAGGCAATCAGTGTAGCTTGCGATGACGGTGCATCGGTTACATAGCAACCTGTAAAAATACCCGAACGAGCATCAAAAAACGCTGTAAGATAAAGCCTGTGGATACTTCCGTTTTCGCCCTTTGTCTGCACATCAAATGTGTGGTTATCTGCAATCCACCATTCGTTTGACGCCATTCCTTCGTATGTCCTGCGTATGTACGGAGCACACCTGTCCCTAAAGGCTTTCATACCTTGCCGTCCCATAATTTCAACAGGCTTAGGTATTGCCGTTTGTACTTTCCTGTAAAACGATGCATAAGCAGGGAGAGGTAACAGCTGTGGAGCTTCTCGCTTAATCCACATTTCGGTGTATTCATAGCACGCCTGTATAGGGTGCTGTGCCTCATCAAGATAAAAACTTAAAAAGCATTGCCACACTTCTTCAGGAATTGACGATGTACCTTTTTTCCAACTTCCACGATTGTCAAGCAGTCCTGCAAGATCATCGGCTTTTAAAGCCTTTTTTTTTCGGTACAAAATTCCCTTCGATATGTTAAGGTCGGGATTAGCGACCTTTTGCAGTTGTACAAATTTTTCGGTTGCAGGTACTTTCTGTAACTTTGATGTTGCACAATACTCATCCCAAGCATTAAGTATCCTTATCCATTCGGCAATCTCTTCACGCTGTACCGCCGAAAATTCATCAAATTCCTTGTGGGGTCGCTCCGTCTTGCGTTCGGGGAGCAAATCCTCAGGAATTGCTATTGCGTGCGATTTGTAGTATTTAAGCTGTTCCGAGTGGGATAGTTCATTTAAAGGTATCAAATATTTTTTGCGGTTGTTTTGGTTTATTGTTTCATCACCCTGAAGACTTCCATTGTTTATGAGCATTTTTACATATCGTTCAGAGCAACCTTTTATCCCAGCAACTTCCTTTGCCGTTAGATAAATCAAAAAATCACATCCTTTTGACCTGCCATCATCAGAGCAGGGAGGTCATTTCCTGCTGACCGCCTTGCGGCGGTTTCGGCTTAAAAATCAAACATTATTGATATTGATTCACCATAAGTTGAATAATAGTCTGTTTCTACTGCTTTAATCTGAGATTCATTAAGCTGTCTTAAATCGTCAAAATTTATTCCGTATTTTCTGAGTATTTTTTCAAGTTTTTCGGTTTTAGTTAAATTTTTCCTTTCAAATAAATCTAATCTTTCCATAAGTCCTCCTTGATGTGACATTCTTTAGTGGTATAGTGGATACAGTCTTCAATGGTGCATTTTCGTGGTTCGCCCGTGTCAAGAATGTAATAACAAATCGAATAGCCTTTGTTGTTACTATGGTTTAATGGTCGGCGGTGTCCACAACCTTTGCAGTGAGGATTCACTTTATTACACATTGAATGCTCTCTCCATAAACTCTTTTGCCGCGGAATTTCTGCTTGCAAAATAACTGCCACTGTACGGATCTCCGTCTTTGTCAAGCCACCATACAACCCAAGGATCAATAGCATTAGGGTTATGTGCTATGACAACTCGGTTGTTTATGTTTCCGATTATTTTGTATCGGTTAATTGTTTTGCCTATCATAATCAATCTCCTTTTCTTGCAAAATTTATTTCCTTATCTACCAGTGTGTTTACTGATACCTTTAATGCTTTAGAAAGACCATATAAAATAGCGATGTTCATATTCTTTTGTCTTTGTCCCTGTTCAATAAGATTGTAGTAACTCTCAGATATTCCCATACTTTTAGATATATCTAATTGAGTTAGCCCCTTTTTATTTCTCAAATCAATGAGATAAACACGCTTTTTCATTTAATCACCGTCCTTAACTTTGCATATTGTCAAGTTTCAAGTATATAATACGCCTTTATTTACTATTTGTCAAGTTTTTTCTTGACATTTTGCAAAGTTTAATTTACTTTACTAATAGTAAAGTTTATAATAATAACAATAGGGGCTGAGCTTATGACTAAACTAAAAGAATTACGAAAAGAACACAAATTATCAATGAAAGAATTAGGAAAAATTCTCGGTCTTTCTGAAAGTACCATTTCTCTTTATGAGGCAGGAAAAAGAGAACCGGATATAAAAACACTTATAAAAATGGCTGATTATTTTAATGTAAGTGTTGATGTTTTACTTGGCAGAGATGAAACAAATAAAGACGAAATTCTTGATACTGAATACAGAGAAGTAATTCGTGATGATCATAGTTTATCTATGTTTAATTTTGAGAAGATGTGTGCCGAGCTTGATGAACATAGCTTGGATAGAATTCATTCTGTTTTATATTCTTTAAGAAGAATTCAATATAATGATGCTTTATTTGCCAAAGATAAACAGTACTTATTTTCTGCAATAACTGAATTGATAGGTAGAATTGAACGATATGTTGATGATTTTCGAACGGCAACGGATTTCGGGAAAGTGTTCGATTATAGTTTTCACAATAAAAGATTTATCAACGGTGAAGTTGCCGTATTAAAAAGAATTACTAATCTTATAACTCCTGAGAAGAAACCTGTTGCTGAAAGCACTATTGTAATTCCTTTTTATGAAACACCGGTTTCAGCAGGTACGGGCTCGTGGCTTGGCGATGATATTTTAGCCGAATGGCTTACTGTTCCACGAAATGATATGACTACTTCAGCTGATTTTGCGTTAAAAATATCAGGTGATAGTATGCAACCTAAATTTTCAAACGGCGAAACCGTGCTTGTTAAGCAAACGTCAAGTGTATTTGAAGGTGAAATCGGGGTTTTCGTACTTAACGGTGAATCGTATATTAAAAAATTAGGAAAAAAGAAGCTTGTTTCACTTAATCCAGCCTATAAGCCTATACCTTTACACGGATTTGATGATGTTCGTTGTGTAGGTAAGGTGCTTGGTGCACTTAATATGTAAAAATATTTATTTAATTGTATTTTTTTACATAACTCAACTTGTCTGATTTTTTCAACATTAAAAAGGTCAATATGTTAAAAGTATAGATTTCATCGGAATAGGAAGTCACTTCCCTTTAAAATTAAAATACTTCCTATTGTTTAAATGTTTTAATCGTATAGATAAAAGTATATTAAAATCCTATTTATGCCGATTTAAAGCCCTTTTAAACGCTTTTAAAAGGTTATTTTTAAAAAATTAAAGCCGAGCAGATTCACAATTTTTTCGTGATTTGCTCGGCTTTTTCGTTTTCGCACTAAATAAAAAAACAAGCTGTTTTTTCAAAGTGTAATTTCTTTTTACACCTAAAAAACGGCTTGTTTTCTACATTTTCAGATTTTTAACTTTTTTTAACGGCTTTTTACGGTTTTTCCTATTCTCTCCGAAAACTTACAAAAAATAAGGAATGTTATCAAGAAAATCTATAATATTTTTGAATACTGATTCCGGTAATTCATTGACATAATCTTCGTAACGGATACTTTTAGAATGAACAGAATTAAAATAATCATGCCCTCTTATGTTTGTTTTTATCCAATCAAGGTTTCCTGCCGGATCAGCAATCATTGTATCATAATCATTTTCAAATGACGCAATCCTAGTTATATCTTTTGCGTTCTGTGTTTTGAAATATTTAATTGATTTATTTTTGTATTGAGTTAACTTATTTTTCAGTTTTTCATACACCTGTTTCTCATCTGCATAGATATAATGTTTCACAAGTAGTTCAGGCGAAAATAAATAACCCTCAATTGAACTAAATTTGGTGAAGTGTGTTTTTGAAACTGCTTTTAAAGCAAAAGTCTTGTTAACATTATTAGTCAATTGATTTATTAAATCATTTTTTAACGCTGTTTCGGTTTTTGTGTCAGAATCTCTGATTATTATAAAATCATCACTCATTGTAGTTTTTGTTAAAAATCTTAGTGTAGCATAAAATCCAATATTGTTGCATGATTTTGTATCAATAACCGATATTCTCTCCAAATCAACATCATAAAATCTTTTCAACACAAGTTCTATTATATTCTTATCATCTGGACCTTCTACAAAAATAACAAAATCTGTATTCAATATATCTTGGCTGGAATATCCTATTTCTGCCAAAACATCATCTATAGTTGTTTTTTCAACCGTGCTATAGCATTTTGATTCATCAAACTTAACTTTTCTTATATTCGAGGTGCTGAACTCCCTCAGCATTATAGGCGAATGTGATGTAAATATAACTTGATTATCGCAGGAAATTTCAGATAAGGTTTTAGCCATCAACTTTTGTAGTTGAGGGTGCAAATAAAGCTCAGGTTCTTCAATAATGAAAATTGTATGTTTAGCACTTACAGCTTGGTATGATTGCAACAAAGACAAAATGTAAATACTACGAACACCTGCACCGACATTTGAAAGTTCAATTTCAGTTTTAAGCATCGGATCATATAATTTTGTCATAATCGAAAAAGATTTATCGATATTACTTGTCGCCTTAATATTAACCTTAAATCCACTCTGATAGTTTTTAGCAAATCGTTCAGATACACTTTTGGTAAAGCTTGAAGAAGCATTTTTTGTTTTAAAGTTAATTAATTTTTGGAGTTCTTCTACATTTAAGTCTTGAGGTGCTTTCGAATAAATTTTGTTAATACAATTAATTTCACAATCCGTTCGATTACAATTGTCACAACTAATATCATTGTTTTCAAGCAATTCAGATCTTAATATGGTGTTGAAAATATTTGCAGTGATCGTTCTTGATTTTCCTGCTTCTTCCTCTGCAAAATTACGAGAATCGTCTATAAACGCTACTGCAGGTAAAAACGACAACATATCTTTTGGAGCGTATTCCACTTTACCTCCTTTTTTTAAAATCAAAGATACATTAAATTCATTATTATCAATACCAAATTTCTTTTTAATGGCTTTTATCCATATGGGTTCAAATATATCTCTTGTAGTTACATCATCCAACATATCCGGAGAAATACCACTTCTCTGATTTTTAAAATCATTAAAGGATATATCTTGGAATACAGTACCATCTTGCACTTCTTTATAATTATTTGACGTTGAAGGAATCTTGAGAAAACCAATTTTATTATCCAAAAAGTAATCAGAGATATATGCTTCATCACAAACTAATATGGCATCAATTTTGAATTCATCACAACCATAATATATATCCTTATCCTGAGGTATATAGTCGCCAAACAAAGTTCTTATAGCTGCTAAAAACGCACTTTTACCCGCATTATTCTTTCCAATAAGAATTAGCGCATCCTCAATTGATTCAATTTTTTGATTCTTAATTCCACGAAAGTTTTTAATATGTATTTCTTTTAATTTCAT